GTCTGCCACACCGCGGCCCTGAGTGGAGACCCTCCGGATTCGCGCCCGCGTGCGCGGGCGGCGAGGAAATCCGCTTCAGCCTCGATGTCTATTGGCTCGGTGGGGTGGGTCTCAAGTGCGTACATAGCCTTCTGGAGGGCCACCAAATAAGCAATTGGGTGGCCCCCCAGAGGCGGGCGTTCCAAACGCATCCGCACATGCAATTCACCGGTGTCGATCGCATTTGTGGCAAACCCAACGTTCTTCCCATTCCTTTGTTCAACATCCAGGAAAACCTGGTTCGTGGCGAGCACCTCAGCGGGATAGATGTATTCAATGAGCGGTTGCTGGTCAGACGCGGTTCGTGTGGCATCAAGCTGCTTGTAATGGCACTTGTAAATCCGCAAAATCTCATCGGCAACATCGACAATCTCAAATTGTGGGCGGTGGAGCGTGTGCCAAGAACGGCAGCCAAAGGAAAAAATAGTGTTCAGATACCTCACGGCTTGGGGCAAATGCATCCGCCCGTCGAACGGTGCGAGATAGTCCATGAGCGACTGTTCAGCTCCCTCTCGAGAGAATATGTCCATGGTCTTAACCAAGTCCGAAACTGCCTCAGCGGCGCTGTAGACGTGGTGACCTCGCAAGCTCCGCAAGCGCCTCACGACGTCAGCAATTTTCTCTCGAGGTGGAGCAGGGGTGCGGTGTGTCTCTTCGTCGCTAGTCCTCATGCTATCCTCAAAACGAATCGCAAACTCTGCGCAATCCCCATGGGGTTCCAAAAAGACGACCCCATGGTCGCCCACGCAAAGTTCCCCGGTCTCCACGTGGAACGTCTTCGGCAAAGCCCAAATGGGGAACTGGGCACATCCATGCCACACAACTTGCAAGGTGCCAACGGTGGCCCGGAATGACTCAACCTCGTCCGGCAAGCTCCCTTCATCCAAAACCGTCCAAGTGCGGCAATGTTCTCCGGTGGGGTAGCACAGTGAAAAACACTCGGAGGGCCGATGGACGCCGAGGGCAACCAAAAAGTCTTCCGAGCAGGCCCCCAAACAACTGACAATCTGCGCCCAAAAAAGTCGCAGAACCTTGTTCGTCGACGTGCGCACTGCCGGTGAACAAGGCAGCGTGGGCACAACTTGGCTGTGCCGGAGCTGCCAGACAGTGAACGCAACGCTGTTCTGTCCAATTGGTGGGTAAGGTACAGTGGGCAAAGACGATCCGACACCGCCGCCGTCTTGATCTTGCTCTCCCCCCTGGGCCAGCCGCTGCATGTCGCGGCGAAGGCCATCTTCGTGGGGGTTGTGTGCTTGACGGTTGGTCTTGGTGATGCCGGTATACGTCCGAAGTCTCTGTTGACTGAAAGTAAGGTTAGGTGTAAGCCTCTGTCCATCAAGCGGTAGCCTGAGAGTCTCAGGCCTCTGGTCTTGGGCGGGCTGTCCGCCGGTACTGCTGAAAGCTGTAGCCATGTAGACCGCTTGGTTTTTGGTTTGTGCGTACAGAAACCGCCACGCCTGGCGGATCGAAGAGTAGTAGTGGAGATGTTCACGGATGACACATAGGCCAAAAAGTAATCATCGTAACCCTATCCAACAACATCAGGAATCGAAGGGGTGCACAGCTGGGAAGTGGTTGGCGGCCCACGTGGGCCCAAAGATCCTCGATTTCTTTGCTAAGACTGAGGCCAACAAAATCCCAAACCGTTCCTCTCAAGTCAAGTAGCCCAAAGACGCCCATGGGTGCGCGGCGATGCCCGCAAACAAGGGACAGAGGTGTGTTCAGCGTTGTTAGTATGCTTCGGTTTGGGAACCTAGCGGCTTAACCTGGTGTTCACTCCGCACTTTCGACTCCAAGGAGGTGCGGACCTTCCACCCGGCCAGGGATGCATGCACACAACAACTAGTTGCGACGGTTCAACTGAACACAGCGGGGTGACGCTCGGGAAGCAGCCAGAAAGCACCCGAACTCCCTCGCACACACAAGCTCTTAGGGTCTTGACATGATGGTGTTGTTGAGTAGGCCGATCAATTTGTATGTGACAAGCGTGAGAGTTGAGGGCGGTCTGCCTGTGTAAACACCGGCCCGGACGCCAGCAGACCGCGAGGACACGCCCACTGCACCTCAAAACGGGGTGGGCGTGACGAAACGATGTC